GGCAAAGAATATCAAGACAGACTAGCAGAAGAATTTCAAATCATTCTTGAACAACGGTTCACAGATTACTTTCTCAAAATAAGACTCATACTTGATCTCAACAAAGACATACCACACATGACCAGAGGAAGTGCTGGTAGCAGTTTGGTCTGCTACCTCATGGGCATAACCGATGTTGATCCTATAGAATGGAACATACCATTGGCAAGATTTTTGAATCCACACAGAGATGATTTGCCAGACGTGGACATCGACATACCTCATCACAAACAAGAACTTGCCATGCAAAGAATCTTTGATCGATGGCCAACACAGAGTGCCAGGATATCAAACTATGTGCTTTATAGAGAAAAAAGTGCCAAACGTGAAGCGGCTAAACGTCTTGGAGCAAAAGGCAGACTGCCAAAAGATATAGACTATGCAAAATTAGGTGTTGATGAACAAGAAGCACGCCGTATTGAACGTAAACTAATGGGAAAGAAACGTTGTATAAGCAAACACTGCGGCGGTGTGTTGGTATTTGATAGAGCATTGCCTAAAAGTTTATTTCGTGATGACAATCTTATACTACTTGACAAAAATGAAGTAGAAGATTTGGAACACTTGAAAGTAGACATACTTGCAAACAGAGGTTTATCACAGTTATTAGAAATAGATTCACACACAAGATTGGATGCCTATCCAAAACAAGATGAACGTGTTAGTGACTTACTGTGCCGAGGTGATGTGTTAGGTGTTACACAAGGTGAATCGCCAACCATGAAAAGACTTTTTCGTGCATTGCAACCAACTGGTGTTGAGGATTGTGTGTTTGCTAGTGCATTGGTACGTCCTGTTGCCATGGAAGGCAGACGCAAGGCCAGTTGGTTTCGTGACTGGAGCGAAAAAGGTATACAGAAAAATGCAATAGTGTACGAAGATGATGCTATACACAAAATAATGAAGTTGATTGGTATATCACCATACGAAGCAGATATGTATCGTCGTGCTTTTGCAAAAAAGAATGAAGAAAAGATGATGCAGTTTATGGCACGCTTAGGTGACCATCCAGACAAACATGACATCTACGAACAGATGCAAAGTCTAAGCGGATTTGGTTTGTGTAGAGCACATGCAGTAAACTTAGGCAGGCTTATATGGGCACTTGCATATCACAAGGTTTACAATCCAAAAGAATTTTGGCGTGCTTGTTTGAAACACTGTCAAGGGTCATATGCACGTTGGGTATATCGCAACGAAGCAAAACGTGCTGGATGGGACCTACGTGAACTAGGATTTGACAATTGGATCACAGAAGATCCAGTTGAAAGTTTCAAACAGCATGGAGCATGGAATAGCCCTGGCTTTTTGCCAAACATGGGATTGCAAAATTTATTTTTAGACAAGTTTCAATTTGCAGGTATAGTTGCAAATAGCAGAGTGTTTAAAAGTGATAGTAAAAATTATATACACTTTATAACCTTAGGTGTTGGTGAAGGACGTTATGTGGATTTGGTTGTTGATCATCCTGTAAAGTATGCTCGTGATAGTGTAGTGGTTGGTGAGGGACAGATGTGGACCAAAGACAACAGTAACTATCTAAAAGTAAAACGAAAAAATGTACGTTCCATGCCTATTGATCAGTATGCATAGTTTCATACAAAATATTTTCAATAGTAAGCAGATACAGTATAGGATCAACGGCAAATAAATCAAAAATTATATCACCGTTTTTTTCATATCTAATTGTTTCAATCGGGCCTTCGCCATAAGGTTGAAACTTAAACAATTTTTGAAATTTATTCTTGTTAATGTAAATATTATTCAGTTTTACACTATACAATGTTGCACAGTTAGACTCTGTGACTTTTATTGGCAACATAACCTTTTTAGGCATATAACCTTGGTGTTGCAGTGTTTGTTTTTGTTCATTATCAAAAACAATCACAACTTCTAATAAAAAGCTCGAACGGTGAATCCGCATTCTTCTACTTTCCGTTTGAGTCTAATGGCATGCTCTTCTCTCATGCTTTGTTCTCTAATAAAGCGTTCCATATCTACGTTTTCTTGCAAACGTGTACCTTCGAGAATTGTAATTTGTGTTAATTGTACCTGTTGCACTGGGTTGTTAGCATAGTGCCTGTGGTCTTCAAACCATTGCAATGCATATGCATGATCTTCTGGTGTCTCTGTGTAGTAACTAGCAATAATCAGTAGTTGCATAGGAACATTGTATTTTTGTCCTAATTCTAAATGAGCGGTAAGATCATCATTGTTAAAGTTTTTTCCCAACTTAATCCTTACTTCACTGCTTATACTTTCTACTCCGCAGTATAAAAAACCATTACTGCGTTTTATATTTTTCCAAAGTTCTTCGCTATGTCTATCACGTTTTCTAATAATAAAACTACCATGCCAATGAAACTCTTGATCAACATACTCGACGCTGTTATTATAGTCAGCTATCAATTTCATTAAGTTGCGAAATTCTTTTAGATTGCCGTTACAGATACTACTTGCCAGTTGAAAACGAAAAATGTTATATTTTTTTGACAGTGCAAGCATTGTGTCAAAGATTTCATCTGCAGTTAAGTTTTGAAACTTAGTCCAAAATGCAACAACGTCACAAAATTCGCACTTTTGAACACAACCTCTACTATCAACAACAGGCAAACTTAATAAATTATAATTTATAAAATTATAATCATCAAAATTTGGAGTAATCCAATGTGTTCTATTAGCACTTTGTTTTAGAACAACATTGTCGAAGCCTTTGGTTTCGCCTGTAAGAAAATAATTTACAAAAGTATCATTTGCATCGCCTACAAAATAATGATCAACATAGCCTAATTTTTTCATATTTTCTGGAAAGTTATTTCCGCTTGATAGTGTTTCAAGTCCAGGTCCGCCAATAAGTATTTTTATATCAGGATAGTGTTGCTTTAGCAGTGCCGCCAACCATTTAGTAAATTGCTGACTATGCCAAGTAAAAAGCGAAAGTAAAATGTGTGTAGGATGATATACCATTATTTTTTGCATATAATTGTACAACAAACTGGTCATCACTGATGCAATACTACCATCATAGGTTTTTGTAACAAAAAAATTTTTAAGTTTTTTATACATCGGGTGGTGTTTGATAAAATTTTGTACTTCTATGTTTAGATCTAATCCAACACAATCAATGTTATTTGCCATTAATAGACTTTTAATGTAAGCAGGAGTTGCCAATGGACTGTCATCCTCCACTAATGGCACTGTGGTGATCACAACTTTCATGTCTTTCATTTTTAGCCTTTTGCCTTGATGCCTGCTAACATCTGCTTTAATTTTGTGCTTTTTACATCAGCAACTATTTTGCCTGGCTCATCTTCAACAGTTGCATCATTCTGAGGATCTGTTTGTATTGACTTTGATTTGATTTGATCATATATTGAACTTGACTGTTTCTTAAACTGTTGATACTCTTCGTCATCTCCTAAGTCACGTATACGCAAACTTTCTATATCAAACTACAAGTCCACTTTCATACCAACACCCGAACTACTTCTAGTTTTCATTGCCTGTATCTGATACCTGCCACGTTCACGCATTGCTCTACTTGTGAATATACCAAACACGTTATCTGCAGTATTGATCTTACTGATACCACCACTTATATGCGAATGATCAAACTCTATTTCTTCAACTGCACTTCTGTTCAACTGTGAAGCAGTAACAAATAGTATATTAAGTTCTCTTGCTAAGTTACGCAATTCTTCTGAAACATACTTGTCCTTAACAAACAAATCATTTGGCGATACCTTTGCACTAACTGGCATAAGCAAATCTAAATAGTCAACACACATAAAGTCAATGCTTCTGCCTTGTTTTATACTTAGTTCTTTGACAAATGCTCTTATATCATTTACTGTGCTTTGTGCAGGCATATACTTTATTTGTAATGCACCCGACTTTTTGCCCATCATTTTTACTTTCATCTCAACAGTTTCAATATCTTTAAACAACTGTTTACTTGGAGTATTTGTTAACATACTGTCAATACGCATGGCAGTCAACCCTTCACTCAATTCAAGTGTTATGTACACACCATTAAGTCCTGCTTCCATCCAGTTTACTGCTAGGTTTTGCATAAACAAACTTTTACCTGATCCAGACCCACCTGCAAATATTTGTAGTTCACCTCTGTTGAATCCACCATACAATAGTTTGTCTAAGTTTGCCCAACCAGTTGAATTCTGTCCGTTGTTGTCTTTTAGTGCCGCAAGTCTTGCTCTAGGATCTTCAAAATAGTCTGTACCCAAGTCCTTTGTCAAACTTATTTGTACTGCATCTTTTATAAGTTTTTCAACCGGCGAATACTCACCTTTCTCCAACAGGTCTGCACTTTTAAGTATTGCACGTTCTAGTTCACTGCGTCTAGTAAATGCTTCGAATTCATTCAAAAACCAATCTGTGTGCCCACTGTTTAGGTCTGGAATCTCGACAAGTTCGATGCCAGTGACTGCTTTTATTTGTGCTCTGTCTGGGAGTGTTTTGTGTTCGTTAGCATGGTCATAGATAAATTTTGCAGTTTCTCTCAAGTCTCTATCAAAGTTTTCTGCATTGTATATATTCTGTACTCTCAAGAAACTTTGTGCATCGTGCATCATCATTTCTAAAAATAACTTTTGTACATCATATGTGTATTCTGTCATATCATCCTCATTAGGCGTTTACGAGCCATTTCAATTTTAATCTTACTACGTTCTGCACTATCATGTATTTGTTTAAGAGTCTGTGCAACTCCAAAACGTATGACCGCATCATTTACATCTTTAATATCCTCAGGCCACTCAGGTATACTAACTTCAAACTTATGTTCTATTGCTGCATCTATTATACTTAATCCTGCACGATCTTGATCAGGTACTACTATAATTCTACGTTGCAGTTGCTTTAGTAACTGTGCTTGATCCTTGCTTATGGTTTCATGCATAGTTGCTAATCCAGATATACTTAGTGCATCAAATATACCTTCAACAACTATAGCACTGATCCAGTCTGGCTTTTGTAAATCATACCCAAACACATATCCTGGTTGCTGACTGTTTATAAACTTTGGCGTACGATTGTCCAAGTAACGTGATGTGTGTCCTACTATTCTATTCTTGTATGTGTATGGTACAACTATTCTATCTCTAGGACCACGTTTTTTATCTACTAAGAATGGATAACCAAACACTATACCACGATTACGCAAGTATTCAACATAGTGAAAGTGCTGTTTATTGTTTTCATCTATGCGTTCAACACCTGTGGGTATTTCTTGTTCTTCAAAGTCTATGTGCTTTTGCTTAATTGTGCTACGTTCAGCAGTTAAATCTAATAAACTTTTACGTTTCAAACTTTCTAAGTTCAGTCTTTCAATGTCAGTTGGATCAACACCTAGCCATTCAAGCAACTTGCGTGCTTTGTAACCGACACTACGACCTGCAACAAAACTCGCAGTAAAACCACAATTAAAACAATGATAGCTCCAATCATCTTCTTGTTGCTTTATACCGCCACGCAATCTTTTGTCTTGTGATTCGCCTTGATGAACACAACATGGAGCATTGAAACTCACCCAACCAGAACTTGTGTGTTTCCGTTTTTGCGGAATGTAACTTAATAAATCGATCATTATGTAAGTATATTAACACGATCTATATAATTAATCAAGTGTTTTGATATAATTTCATGACCAGTTTCATTTGGATGTTTACCTGGATAAAGATGTTCTGGTTTTAGCATTTGTCTAAAACTACCATCATTGTTTATTACATTAGGATTCTTGTAAGGATTAATTAGACAATTAAATTGTACTACATTTTGTAGACTAGCAAATGTTGCAACTGTCTCCCAATGATTTTGTTCTGCCCATTTTGTATCATAGCAATTTGCTATCCATAACCGATTAAGTTCATACCAACTTGGATTTATATCAGGGTCGTTGTCTTTGAGCCATACACTATGAACATGATTGTTCCAAGGTCTATCAGGCTGATTAAAATTAAAATTATATTCTGTATCATTACCTAGTGCATTGTACCAACTTCTACGTGTACTTTCAGTAAGTCCTACTAGCCATAATACATCATCTAAATTTGTATTATTTTGCACATGCCATCTTAGTACCCAACGCATACTTTCAAGGCTTGCTCCGGGATATCCGCAGTTTTCTAAGTGCAATCCATAATGTTTTGCAACTAATCCGGGATAACTTTTTTCTAATCTTGTTTCTTCAGGAAGTTCAGCACCATAAGTCCAACTACAACCTATAGCTATCAAACGTTTTATGGGCAAGTGTTCTCCTAACGGTAAAGAATCTGTGTAATTTCCCCGTTGTCTATAATAACATTAGGTGCAGTTATATATCCTTGTCCACCATTGGTAAGTGTAATAGTGCCTATCTTGCCGCCGTCCACAGTGGTAGTTGCAGTTGCTCCTGTGCCTAATCCTTCTAGTCTTACACGTGGATTACCAGGTCCATACCATTCACTGCCTGACCCGTTGCTTGCAATTGTGGTTACTGCTCCATTTTGAACTTGTGCAGTTGCATTACCGCTTATTCCATACTGATTTAATTCAAGCCTCAACCAATTATGCCTGCCATCAACATTTATGTAAGTTCGTGCGTTTTGATTTGTATACTGTATTTGCGATCCAACATCATACCAGTCTGGACCAATTTGATTCTCACTGGCTTGTACTTTGACATTACCTGAAAAGTTATCAAAGTCCAATTGTAGAGTTGTAAGTGTATTGTCAGCAGTATAAATTGCACTGGTGTGTACTCTATTACCGTTTGATTGTGCTGGTTGATCAATAGGAGCAGGCAACATCATGATTTTACTTTCAACAAAATCAGGATAGACGCTGTCAACTATATCAACCTGTCCTCTTCCAGCACTGTACGCATCAGTAAACACTGCTTCGTATAGGTTTCCGCTTGCACGTTCCAAACTCCAAGTTGCGGTTTGCTCGTTTATTAGATCTAATTTTTCACTAGTAAGTGTTACTTTTGCTCTGCCATATGTGCTGCTTAGATGAACTAGATCTTCAGCAATTAATAATTCATCACCATTGGTACTCATCATTCTAAAAGTTATTGTGCTTCCTGATATGTTGACAGGTTTTTGATCTTGGTTTATAAATTCAAACAATATGACGTTATCAACTCCTCTGTTGACTTTTAATTTTTTTGCATACACTGGTTGCCATCTCCTTTGAAAATACGCACCGCTGGTGTCAGGTAATAGTACCTGTTGCTTTTGCTGATATAAATATACGGTGGTAGAATACATTAAT